GACCAGCCTCATAGCCCTTCCACATAAGCACTGCAGGGTGATTACGCCATGCCCCAGACGGTGACTCTCCTGACAACACCTTGAGTATTTGATACCCCTCAAGGATTTGTTTATTAAGTCTTTTATTGTCTAAGGATTTTGCGGTATATGAAATATTACTAGATGGAAGAAATGTTTGCATTAAACAACCTTAAGGGTATTGCAACGAGTACAGCCAACATATGTATTGCCAGTAAATGGACATGCTCCAGCATCTACAAAGATATGTTTTTTAAATTTACATATAATTTTTTTTATAATCATTTTACACCAGTCCTAACTAGCATGACTATAGCCCCATTTTCTTCTAAGGCTTTTTTAACCTTTACCATATATTCTACAGCAACTCTCTTATCTCTGTCAAATAAATTCATAAAACTTTTTTCATCTGCTCTTACTGTAATGAAATGCTCATTATCAATAATGTCTACACCAAATCCTTGTGGAGGAGTAAGGGATCTAACTGCTCGCTTCATTGCGTCTGTATACATTTTACCTCATTGTCAGATTCTGCCATATTTCAGACCATTTAGATTTTGTTTTATGGCTATTAAACTCTCTAGATATTTTACCTTTGTCTAAATAAATACCGCCCCAAATTCCATATTCTTTCTGTGATATTCCTACAGCAAAACAAGTTGCTGCGACTGGACACTTTAGGCAAACACTGTCAACACCATGACGAATATCTGGAGTTTCTTCATACTTATCAAAGAATAGATTTGTATCAAAGTCTTTACAAACAGCACTTTCTTTCCATAAATGTTTATTCATGCTGTTTGTACTTATCTGGCATAGTCCAGCCGTTACGGTTTGCTACATATCTTTTTTGAATATTCCATTTATTATTTTTATATACTCCGTTTTTTTCAAAGGCAGCAGAATCTAATGGAGTTAGTTCAAGAACATCCCAACCATCCCAAGACAACTTGCTATTCATGGAAACAATTGATTCCATTTGTTTTAAATTATTTACAATCATTACTGCTCCTTAGTATTGGAATGTTCCAAATTCAATTTTTTTTGCTTGTGCAAGTTTTGCCATGTTTGATATTGGTTGGTTTGGTTTTGAAAGATAAGCAAAGTAATTAATTTCATGAAAATTTTCTTCAAACCAAGTATAATGAACATTTATATTTTTAATTTTAATACCTCTAGCCTTTAAGTTTCTTTCTGAAACATTACGAAATTCAGAAACAAAACTATTTATTTGCGCTGGTCCAAGTGAATACACGATAAATTCGTCATCAGTTTCTCCTAGATCAGACATCATTACACCCATTGAACGAAGCAAAACAGCATAATCACTAAACTCATTACTTCCCTGTACTACGACCTTCATTTCTTTTTCCATTCTTTAGGTGATCTAGTATGTCTAACATCTTTGCTACTTCTTTATTGTCCATATTTGTAAAGTCAATTGGTTTTGCATTTTCCTTATCGACTTCGCCCTCTTCTACATTTGCTTGATAAAACACATTGTTATTTACCCAATAAGCGGTTGGGCCAACAACTAAAACACGAAAGGTATTTTTTTCTTTCAGTTTTGTCGTTTGAGATACACGTTTTATTTCTATACCTTCTGGTAAAAGGCTAGAAATAATACTGTGAATCCTAGTCTGACTATATTTAATTTTTGGTAAAACTTTTTTCTCTTGTTTCTTTACTGTATAAAGTATAGCCCAAATGCCATAAATTGTCAACAATAAAAGAACAATTTGATTCATGTATCTATTGTATCACTGTTGCGATAAAATTCTTTTGATTTCATTCAAAACTGTTTTATAAATATCGTCCAACCAAGAAATAGCATTTTCATCAAAAGCCTTTTCTGTTAATCCAACATCTGGATTATGTTGCAACAGATCAACTGTAATAAAACCCTGCTCCCATAAAAACATAACTTCACGATTTAACTGTGTTTGATGTATGTCAAACAGGTCTGGGTTAATATCTTTTAGTTTATCGGTAAAATTATAGATTGGTTCCCCTTCTTCATTTAAACCAGCATACTCAATTGCGCCTTGTTCAATTAAATCTATAAACATAAAGTCTTCTTCTTTCATTGGTATGACTCACCTTGCAATCTATTTTCAACAAGTCTTTCTCTTTCATCTAGGAAAGAATAGGCATAGGCCATCATCTTTTCTTTTCCTACTGGGTCATTCATAATTTTATTATAGTGGTGGCTACAAAACATTAGTTCACCATTTACTCCAGTTACAGAAACATATGCCTGTGCTGGACAAGAATCACATCTGTCTAGTGGTGTAAGAAGCCATTTACGTTCAGCGGTTTGCTCAGTCATTCTATTCATATTATACCTTCTTATTGTCGGTGGAATAAAAACCCTTACTATTAAATTGTACACCAAATGGAGTGTATTGTCTAGTTAGGACACCGTTGCATTTTTCACAAAAATATTTAGGCTCATCTTCTAAGATAGATCTTTCTTTAGTGATGTTTATTGCACAACTATTACATAAATATTCATATTTTGGCATAATTTAATCCTAAAGTGATGGTATTGTTATTTTTCGTTTAGGGCATTTAATAGATTTAATTGCAAACAATTCTTTTTCATCTACAGATAAAGACCATCTAATTTTAATAGATACCCAATTCATAATGTATTGACATTTATATTTTTGATTTGTTGGCATCCACTCAGCAGGATCTCTGTCTGATTTAGAACGATTTGAAGCACCAGTAACTGCAATTAAATGTATTGTATCTGTTTGATCATTTGCATATAGTTCACGCTTTTTATCATCCCATGCAGAGGCCCCAGAATCCCACGCTTCTGCAAGTGGAACCATATGATCTACATCTAATTTTCCAGCATCAATTACTTTTACACTGTCATAAATACTAATCCATTCTCCGCCTTTAATCACACAACCTTTTTCAACAATTGGTTTAACAATTGCCTCTGAAATAATTACTGCTTTACGTGAATCACATCCATTACCAACCCCTACCCAATGCTTAAACTTAGTCCTTACATATCCTGTACGTGACTCTGGAGTGACCTTAAGAACTTTAATAGCATCCTCTGTGGATTTATAGGAAACAATGCTTGGTGTGGCAGCAGTCGCTGGATTAGTAAAGATAAAACTAATTAGTAATAAGGCTAAGACTTTTTTTGATTTCATTTTTGTCCTTTTGTTTTTACTGGCTCTCCAGTAATTCTGTCTTTTCTATATCGTTCAGTTCCATCTTTATTTAAAGCAACGATATTTCCATCACGCAGGATCATATGATTAAAACCAATCTTAGTCTTAGCCTTGAATGACATTACTTTGCTGCCTTCTTTGCTACCTTTTTTGCTGCTGGACGTTCTAGTTTTACTTCAAGTGGAGTTGCTTCTTCACCTTTATAAATTGGACGACCCCAGCCAACAATAGTATTGACTAATTTTTTCTTATTATCTTTTACATATGCCCGAGTTTTTTCGGCACACATTCCACCATTACGTTGATCTCCTTTAGCAGATCCAGCAGTATTTCCTTCAATGGTTTGAATAGTTCCATCGCCATTGTTTTTAATGCATAGACCTACGTGAGAAATACGATTTACTCCATCATCTGGAAAGTCAAAATAAATCCAGTCTCCAGGTGTTGGATCATCATTGCGAGCATCTGCCCATCGTTTATTTTTCTTAAACCAATCTGATGCTGTTACTGTTGAAGCAGACTTTGGATATTTCTTTGGATCTAGCCCTGATGTAAATGCAGACCAAGAAACAAAAGACTGGCACCAAGGAAGGAAATTTGCACCTGTCCATTTACCATATTTTGTTTCATTGTCTTTTGGACCTTCAATAGTTCCAACTTCTTTTTTAGCAATTTCAACGATTGCTTCTACTGTGCCTTTTTCTGCCATTTTATTCTCCTTTGTTAGTGTGCAAAGACATGCTAATTAATTATATCATGTTGATATTAATTATTTTGAGCCTCTTGTAAGAATCGAACTTACGCATCCCGCTTACAAGGCGGGGGCACTGCCACTATGCTAAAGAGGCATTGTTTTATTTTTATTCTAGTATCTTAAATACTACTTGACAGGGATCTCCACCTTCATCCCATTCTTGTGCTTCTTCTGGAGTCATGTATGGATCTCCATCATGTGTATTGCAAAATGGTGTTGTTATCCATCCCCGATCAATTCCATTATTAATCCATATATCAAATTCTAATTCATCTGTTTTATTTATAGACATATATATCCTTAAATACTAACTGTATCAATTGGGCCAAGACATGATGTAGAAAATTTAATAGCAGATTGAACTGCATTAATAGATCTTTTGCGAGCATCTTTTTGATTTTCTGTAGCGTGTAAATGTCCCAATGCATATTGCATTCCAGATCCCATTACTAAATAATCTCCAGTGTATTGTGTTAAAGACATATCTGCAGCACTATGTTCAAAGATCTTTCCTTTAACGCAAATGATCATTCCAAAATCGGAATCTTTTGAAACGTCTACCCACC